GAAAGTGCCACCGCCCCGCCCGTCCCCGGCCCTCATGCCGGGAACGGGATCCGTCGGTCCGCTCAGGCGATGCCGAACTTCAGCAACTTGATCGCTGCATGGTCTGTCACATCGCCGCCGACACGCTTGGTTGCATAGAATAAGACATGGGGCTTGGCGCTGAACGGGTCACGCAGAACCCGCAGGTCCGGGCGTTCAGCAATGGTGTAACCCGCACCGAAATCGCCAAAGGCAATCGCCACCGCGTCGGCGGCGATATCGGGCATGTCTTCGGCAATCAGCACCGGATACCCCATCAGACGCGCAGGCTCCCCCGCCGCCAGCCCATCGGCCCACAGGAACCGGCCATCGGCATCCTTCATCTTGCGCACCGCGCCTGCGGTCTTGGAATTCATCACAAATGTCGCGCCAGCCCGGTATCGCGCACCAAGCGCATAGACCAGATCCACGATGGCATCGGCGGGGTTCACACCGTCGAAATCGCCCGCAGTGCCAGTCGCCACATACCCCAGACTGCCCCAGGCCCAGATGTCGTTGTCGACATTGGGCACCGTCAGAAACCCGGTGGGCTTGCCCATCCCGTTCCCGTTGACGAATGCCGCGGCTTCCGACCGCGCGAACTTGTCCGCGATACGCCCCGCCAGCCAGCCTTCGATGTCAAAGGCGCTGTCATCCAGCAGCCGCTGGCTGGCCTTGGGCAGGGCCGACAATTCGTGCAGCGGGATCGAAATGCGCTCGATCTGCGGCGCATCCGTCTCGCCGCTGCCCGTTGCCTCATCGGCCCAACCGGCGCCCGCATCGGTGGTGTCGATCAACACGTCGAACGACGCCGCATCAACATTGACCACATTGGCCACCGCGCGCAGCGACGATGCCGACCGCAGCACCGACTGGATCGTTTCCGCCGTCTGCGGGTCCACCAGGTATCCGCCCTCGGCATTGACCGCGCTGATCATCCCCTTGTGTTCGACCTCAAGGCCGCGCAGTGCGTCATCATCGCCGCAGCGCAGATAGCTCGACAGCGCCTTCTTATGCGGCGCGCCGGTATCCGCATATGCCGACAGCGCGGGGCGGGCATGGGTCATGGTCTTGGTGGTCAGCATGGCAATACGCTCTTCCTGTTTATGAATCTTCATGGTCATGTCGGTCTGGAACTGGCTGAATTCGCTCAGAAAGCCTGTCAGGGCCGTCTTCACCTCAGCCACGGGGGACGCGAAGGGTTCGGGGATGACCCCATCCCCCAAGGCCCCATGTTTGGTCTCGGTCATTGCAATATCCTTGCTCAGTGATGAGGTCAGCGGGGCTCGCGCGCCGCCAGTTTGCGGCGGGCGTCCTCGAACACCGTCGCCAGGTCATGCAGGATATCGCCCTTGGCCTCTGCAGCCTCGCGCGGCGATACCCGTGCTTGTGGCAGCATCGGGAATGTCACCAGCGACACCTCCCAAAGCTCCACCTCCGACAGAAGCCTGCGCCCCTGATCGTCTTTCGTGGCCCGCACCGTGCGATAGCCGATGCTCAACCCGTCAATCGCCCCCGCGCCGATCAGCGCGGCGGCTTCCCTTGCGCGGGTGACGCTCTCCAGCAACCGGCCCTTCACATAAAGGCCGCGCGCGTCCTCCCGCACCTCGTCCCAGACGCCGATGGGCTCCGCCGGGTTATGCTGCCACAGCATCTTCACGCTGTGCCCCCTGGCCCCCATGGCGGCCAGCGACCGGCCATAGGCACCTTTCTGCACCACGTCACCGCCTTGGTCGCAGGCCCCGAACAGGCTGGCATAGCCCGCGATCACATGGCCGTCGCTGACCGTCAGTTCATCGTCGAACCGGGCAAATTTCTGCTCCAGCCCGCTGTCATGGATCATTGTCATCATCATCTCCTCTCAGGGCTGGCTGATCTGGATCAACTCGTTGATCCCTTGCGCCAGAACCACGCTCACCACGCCGAACACCGCTAGCCACAGCCGCCGTTCCAGCCGCTCCAACGCCGCCTCGATTGCCTCAAGCCGGTAACTCAGCGCCTGCCAACGTTCTTCCAGCACCCGCTCATTGGCCTCGATCCGGGCATTGGCCGCGTCGAAGGGCGCATAAAGGTATCGTGATCCGCCCACCCCATCCCGCGCGCTCATACGCCCTCGGGGCGCGCGGGCAGGCCCAACAGGGCACGCTTTTCATCCTCGGTCAGAAAATCGGCCTCGGAAACGCGCCGCCATTGCGCGTCCCGCTCCACCGACAGGGCGGGCACACGGTCAAGGTCCGGCATGATCTGCACCGCCTCGCCGCCCAGCGCCGACAGCCAATGCGACAGACCCGCCATCACCTTCTGCGCCAGCGGCAGCACCGTCAGGCGATAGAACGCCCGGTTCGCCTCGGCGTAATTGGCATAGGTCGCGTCGCCGGGTATCCCCAGCAACATTGGCGGCACCCCGAAGGCCAGCGCGATATCGCGCGCCGCCGCCTCCTTGGTCTTCTGAAACTCCATATCCGACGGGCTGAACCCCATCGGCTTCCAGTCAAGCCCACCTTCCAGCAACATCGGCCGCCCCGCATTATGCGCACCCTGATGATGCGCCTCCATCTCGGACTGCAAGCGCGTGAACTGGTCCTGGCTCATGCCGCCAGACCCGTCCGCACCGCGATAGACAATGGCCCCCGATGGCCGCGCCGCATTGTCCAGCAACGCCTTGGACCACCGGCTTGCCGCATTATGCACATCAATCGCGGTCGCCGCTGCCTGCAACGGGGCCAACCCGTAATGGTCATCCTGCGGGTGGAAATTGCGGATATGGCAGATCAGATCCGGGGCAAAGCGATGCTTGCGCCCCCCCACCGAGTAATCATATGCGGCGGGCCAACCATCCGCACCGGGCGCCAGGGTCATCCGCTCGGATCGCAGCACATGCAACTCGGCAGGCCACCCAATCTCGGGGGCCACCGCCTCCACATAGGCGCTGCCCGACAGCATCAGCTGCGCAAACGCCGCCTCCATCAGATCGGCCCGCCCCTGCGCCGGGTTGGGCCGCGCCAGCAACGCCAGCGCCGGATGCGTGTCGTACCGCTGCTCCGCATCCTGGCAGACCACCGGCAATGCCGCCGCCGCCTCCGCGATCAATTTGACACAGCGAAACCCCACCGGATTGCCCAGAAACCCGTTCCGCGTCAGCGATCCGGTGTCGCGCGGAGTCCATGCAACCCGGCCACCCTGCCCCCACATCGCCACCCGCGCGGCAGCTGATGCCTTCTGTTCCGGCACCGCCACCGGGCTTTTCTTCAGGAAATCCAACACCATCAACATCTCTCCTTCGGCCATGCCAAGAAACGCCGCTGCCCGCTTGCAACGCCGCCGGGGCCATGACCCCTGATCGTTATTATCCGTCTGTTACAGCGACCGGATGCTGGGGTTCAGATGCCCCCGCGCCGGTACCAATACGCCCTCGGTCAAGGCCCAGACCAAGGCGTCCACCCGGTCCGGGCTGCCGATACCTTCGAACCCCGTCAGGCTCATCCGGCACATCTCGTCTTCCAGATCGGGGAAGGTGCCGCAATGCGCCACCCGCCCCTGTTCATACAAGGCCGCAACCGGCGCGGCCCGTGCGGCCTTGCCCCGCGATGCCCGCACCGCGCGGTAATTCACCAAAGGGTCCACCTGCCGCATGATCGTCTCCACCATGTCGCCCCCCTGATTGACCTCGGCCACCATCCGCTCGGCCCCGTAACGGTAATAGGCCGCTGTGGCCGCCTCGGCCCAGCCCTTGGGGCTGGCCGCGCGCACTGAACAATCCGCGATCACCACCGCGCGCCAATGGTTGGGCGATCCATCTCGCATCACCCCCACTACCACAATCCCGCAAGCGTCCGAGGTATCATGCCCCGTCACCGGCGGGTCCACCGCCACGATGACACGCGCCCGTTCCGGCACCTCCGTCACCCGCGCCGCATCAATCGCCGCGCGGCTCCACAGGGCATTCTCGGCCTCCTCTAGAAGCACACCATCCAATTCCTGTCGCCCCAGCCGCGTATCGCCATAGCGCGCCCTGACCTCCGCCAGGAAACTCGGTGCCAGATAGGCTCGGTTTGCCTCCGTCGGTGCATGGGTCTGCACGGTGCTGTCACGCCCCAGCAGCGCCTTCAACACCGCCACATTACGCGGCGTCGTCGTCACCACCTGCTGCGGATGCGTTCCCAGCCGCAGGGCAAACTGCAACATGTCCCATGTGGCCTGCGCGTTGCGCCACTTGGCCAGCTCATCGACCCAAGCCGCATCAAACTGCGGCCCCCGCAGACCCTCGGGCTCATGCGCCGAATACAACCGCGCCTCCGCCCCGTTGGGCCAGATCAGCATTCGCTCCCCCGCCACCCAGCGCGGGCGGCGGTCGGGGGGAGAACAGGCCAGTATCCCGCTCTCCCCCTTCACCATCACCGCCAGCGCCTGATCATAGGTCTCCCCCACCAGCGCCACCCGGCGGGCACGCCCCGGTGCGGCAGGCGTGGGCCCCTCGACCATGGCCCTGACCCATTCGGCTCCGGCGCGGGTTTTCCCCGCGCCGCGCCCACCCAGGATCACCCAG